GCAAGGTTGAGCACACGAACATGGTCAAACACCGATAGCGCATCTGCTGCCATACCTTTGACACCAAACTCACGGACACCATAGTCTTCTACCCGCTCTACCCGTGGACCATCGAAGGTCTGGATGGTGCGGTCGTAATAGTGCGAGAACACTGGCTCGATGCCAGAGGATACGTTGTCTGCTGAAAGACTGATTGTTCCTGTTGGTGCTACACTGAGGAGGTGGCTGTTGCGGATGCCATACTCACCAATGTCATTGCGTATGTCGCCCGGTAGTGTCTCAGCAAAGCCGCTGTCTAGGAACTTGTGGCTATACAGTGGGAATGGACCCTTCTCTTTGGCCAGATCAATAGACGCACGGTAGCAACCGTCACGAATGGTACGCATGATCTCTTCCATGGTGTCCATGAACTCAGGAGATCCATACGGGAAGCTCAGCGCCTCAATGGCATTAGCTACACCAGTGACACCCAGCCCCATGCGGCGCTTGTCTTTGGCTTCCTTCTCCTGCGCTGGCAGTGGGTAGACTGCACGGTCCACCACGTTATCCATGGCACGGACTACATGCGGGATGTCAGCCTTGAGCTTCTCATAGTCAAAAGTTGCCTTGTCGCCACTTTGGATGCCGTTGTGCTTGACGTACTTTACGAGATTAAAGCTACCAAGGAGACATGCGCCATTGGGTGGCAGCGGCTGTTCACCACAGGGGTTGGTGGCTGCAATGGTCTCACAATAGTGCAGGTTGTTCTTCTTGTTAATACGGTCGATGAAGAGGATGCCGGGTTCTGCCCAGTCCCAAGTCGAGCGCAAGATGTCATCCCATAGTGCTGTAGCACTAACAGTACGATAGACCTGACCCTCGAACACCAAGTCAAAGTCTGCGTCATCCTTGACTGCCTGCATGAACTCATCGGTCACACCCACACTCATGTTGAACTGTGTAAGCTCAGTGCTGTTGTTCTTGGCTCGAATGAATGTCTCGATGTCGGGGTGGTCCACACGCAGCACGGCCATCTGTGCTCCACGCCTGTGACCTGCTGAGGCAATAGTCTTACACACAGCATCAAAGATGCCCATGAAACTCATAGGGCCTGAGCTTTTACTGTCGAGGGAGCGGATGAGGGAGCCATGTGGACGCAGGGTGCTGAAGTCATACCCAATGCCACCACCTAGCTGCATGGTCTTTGCTGCGTTTGCTGCTGCTTCCATGATGCCGTTCATACTGTCTTCGATAGTCATAGACACAAAGCAGTTGTAGGGTGTCACTCGCCGGGGAGCACCCATAGCACTCTGGACACGCCCAGCTGGTAGGAAGCGCATGTTGTATAGGATGCCACGGAAGGCCTCGAAGTGTTCCTCTCCATCTTTAAGTGCATCAGCTACGCGGGTCATTGCCTCCTTGAAGGTCTCGCCCACTGAGCGGTATTTCATCTTGTGGATCTCCTCTGAGATACCAATAGATGGCCCATAGATAGCTGTGCTGTTCATCATGTTCATAGTTCGTTTCCCTCAAGTTGATTTATACGCATCTCGCAGTAGCGGATGGCTTTCTTTAGATCGGTGATTTCTGATTGTTCTGCGGTCTGATTGGGGTAGGCTTTAGACCCGGCTCTGACTGCATATTTGACTATGTTGCCTATGTGGAACGGCAGCTTGTTAGTCATGATAAAGGTGATTGGTTCAATAGCGTACTGTGTGTAATGTTTAGGCTTCACAACGATGTCATCAGTTTCCATCAGCTAACATCCTCCCGATAATTTCACGGTCAGACACAATGTATATCTTAGAGCCAGCAGCTCCTCCGTTGTGCTCTGACACTTCAGTGATTGCCCCGGCAGAGACTAGCTTCCTCGCCATGTGGTAGACACAGTGAGCACCGTTGTTCTCAAGTAGTGTTTTGAGGTCAAACTCACGGCCATAGGTGTAGTCGTAGAACCACCGAAGCATAGCGCGTCTTGCGCTCTTCTTGAGTGGCTTTTTGACTGTAGCCCAGTCGCCAGTTCTCTTGTCTGCAAGCGACAAATACGAGCGGTCTATTAGGCTTTCATGGCGGAGCATGGCTTGCCCCAGCATGAACTCTTGTTCATCGTTTAGTTTGCATTTGAATGCGACACTCATGTTCATCTTTTTGGCTCCCACAGTTTGACTGCCCCTGCTTCATCATCCCAGTCCGTGTGGCGTAGGATTCGAGCAAGCCGCGCTTGGGTCAGCGCGTAGTCGGCATCTAGTTTCTGCTTTTGGTAGGCGGCGACCACAGCATTCCATGTCGGGTGTGTGCCCAGCGCCTTTGCTGCTGTCTTTGGACCCATGGTAGGACACCCGGCATAGCCATCAGTTGGGTCTCCAGTGAGGGTCTGTGTGAGGAAGTAACTGTCAGCCTCAGTTTGACTGATAGTCATCCTCTCATTGCTCTGAGGCCTGTAGAGCTTACATGGGATACTCTTCATGTCTTTATCGTCGGACACGATTATGGCCTTAGTGCCGGGGATTGACCCCATGATGCCCATGACATCATCAGCCTCTAGCTCATCGACCAGAACATAGTCCCAAGTCTCTTTGACCCACTCGATCATAGCTGAGTAGCCCACAGGCTTGCGTGTCTTCTTACGAGCGGCCTTGTAGGTTGGCTCTACTCCCCGGCGAAAGTTCTTAGAGCCTGAGAGTGTGATGACTACATCGTCTGCACTCAGTGCCTGCTTGAACCCATCGACCATGGAGTTGAACACACGCTTTGCTGCTGACAGGTCAGTCGATAGTGACCAGATATCATCACCCCAGTCTGTCTCTTCTTCCACAGAGGTGGCAGCTCTAAAGAGGTACAGGTCGCCATCAATTAGCAGGGTGGGTTGGCTGTAGGATTTCTTTAAGTACGTCATCTATGTCTGCCTTCACTTCCATTCCGATTTCTGTGATGCACCATCTGCGCCCCCAGCTATCGGTATCTACTTTTGTTGTGATGAAGCCCTCAGAGGCCGCTATGGCTATGTGCAATGCCCCGTCACGAGCGAAGTCAGACTTCACGGTGAAAGGGTTGCGCCATGCGCGGTCTAGGACGATGTAGAGAGACACAAGGTTCTCTATGTACTCATCAATTTCAGTGGGTCTCAAACCAAGTTCTTCCCAAGGAATGCTCTGCGGCGATGGGGATCTTAAGGTTGAGAGTGCGGCCTGCTTCTTCCGCCATTCGTCTAGCGATATTACCGACATTTTCTGCTGTAGCCTCGTTCTTACAGGCAACTTGGATTTCGTCGTGTATCCAGCCCACTATGTAGGCATCGTCGCCATGCTGTTTCTTGATTTCGTCATAGGTGAGGAGCACCCACCACTTACTGACTAGGCTCCCACAACTCTGTAGTAGCTGAGAGAGACACCTGTGCTCTGACCTGATCTTGAGCTTTCGACCATCACAGGTCTTGATGTACCCACGAGCATAGGCTGCTTTGAGGTTCTTCTTCAGTGTGGCAAACGCTGGCACAGACTTAAAGAACTGCTCTTTAAGCTGTTTACCTTTGGCTCTGCCCCCATCCGTAATCTCACCTATACGAATGTCGCCGCCGCCATACATTGTTGCATCGTTGTGTTCGACTGGGTTCGTTACTCCCAGCCCGTTCTCTTATGAACTGCTATATGTCGCCATATAGACCAGACTATATCTTCACCCTCTTTCGAGGGGCTGTGCGCTTCCACTCACTTGAGTGTACTCCCTTACGGGATAGTCGTTGCACCTTCCAGATAATCAATCGCTGCCCTCAATGTTTGTGTACTATCTTGCATTAAGCCTAAAGCTCTATTGCAGTTATGACAGAGTAGACCACGCACAGCCCCAGTTATGTGGCAATGATCGACTACAAGTTTCATTGAGTGGTGTTTAGCCATTACGAAGCCCTCTCCATTACATAACTTACAGCAATGGTTTTGGTCTTCGAGCATAGCTTCATAATCAGACACACCGATATTGTAACAACGCTGAAGGTAATTCTCACTTTGACCGCGAGTAGAACAAACGTCACTACAGTGTAGGTGTGATGGGGCTAGGGGAGAAAAGTTATTGCCACAAATCTTACACGGCTTATCTTTAAAGAACCCTTGAGGGTACTTATCAGGACGCGCTGTGAATTTATCTGATGTTGGATTGGTTCTTGTGTACATGAGCACCTTCCTTTCGGAGGGCGCGATGTCTTATCTAGCTTGGCTCAGGATTGTCTTCGAGAGAGTTTCCCTGAGTTCACACAGTTTTAATCGAGAGGTTGCCCTCAAGTCATCCCATTGAGATGAATGTTTTCGCTTGGTCTCGCGTAGCAAGACCTGCTGCCTGTTGATTGTATGTGTGGATGTCACCTTCGAGTATCTGCTTGGCATACTCACCGCCATCGTATGGGTGAAGATAAGAGGCGAGTCCTCTCAATTCGATTCCAGATAAATCAGAGCCACAGAGCACCCAGCCCTCTGGCACACCAAAGAGACTGCGGCACTCTTTGCCATATGGAGACCGTGCGCTGGGCACCTGTGCCAAATTTGGCGAGGAGTGCGCCGCTCTGGTGCTGGTAGTGGCCAAAGGATCGATGCGATGTCTAATGCGTCCATCTGCATCCACCTTCTTGAGCCATGCACCATTGCCTTCTGCTAACATGCCGATCCGCTTTTGGATCAGCTTAAAGTCAGCAAGACGCTTGGCCTCTGGGTACGGAAGTTTTACCAGCACATTCTCATCGATCTTAGCTTGGCCGTTAGGAGTAAACTCCTTGGGCTTCCACTTGTACTTATCGACTAGGCAGCGCTGGATGTGGGGGTTGCTGTTGGGGTTGAAGTAGATGGTCTTCTTTTTGACGAACACCTCCCCCGCCTTGTAGCCCAGTGTCTTGTTGTCCCTTTTTGGCAAGAAGTCCTCTGTGACCTCCCACGCTGGGAACAAGTCCTTTAGATCTTCTTCGATGACATGACGCTTCTGTGCCAGCTCTGCGTATAGTTCGCCTGCTGCCTTCTGGTCAAAGGTCCACCCGTTCTGACCGATCTCATGACAGATAGAAGCCATGCGGTGTTCGAGGTAGATTGCTTGCTCTGAAGGCTCTGTCTTCATCAGGCTCTTGTACAATGTAGAAGTCGTTTGAGTGTCTTGGATGCAGTAGGTGAACATCGCTTCACTGAAGGCATCCCAGCCGCCCTCATAGTCATCCTTGAAGTCGCCTAGACGCATACCCCAAGCCTTGAGACTATGCCGACCCCAGAACTTCTTTGGGAACTTCTCTGCACTCCAGTTGCGCTCTGCATCATCGTTGAAGAGTTCGTGGTGTATCATTTTACTGAGGATCAGGGTGTCTGTGATTTTACCTTTGATCTCGAAGTCTGGATACACGATCTGTAGGGCAGGGTAGTCGTATAACACAAAGTTGTGGCCTATGACCTCATCAGCTGTCGATAAGAGGTTGAGGCCTTCTTGTATCTCGTGCGGCCTAAAGGCTCTGACTTCATCAGTGTCGGGGCACCGAAGTACAATGCACCATACCTTGCTTATGGTGTCCAACAGACCGTTGGACTCTATGTCTGCTATCCATCTCATCGGTCATCACCCGATCCACCAATCTTACCACGAGCCGCTCTGCTTTCGAGCTTCTCTAGGTTCATGTTGGCAACTTCATTGAGGCTAATGTTGAGGTCTTTGGCCAGCATGGCGCAGTACCAGAGCACATCACCAATCTCATCAGCTATGGCAACTCTGTCAGCCCCCGGTAGATCACCAATCTCACTGAAGGTAATGTCCTTGTCTCTGATGAGCTTCTTAATCTTACCCAAGACCTCACCAGCTTCATTGGATAGGCCCAGCGCCGGGTAGATTACTTTCCAGCGGTAGATGCCAGTCTTGGATGCCTCAGCCTGATACGCATTCATTGATAGATTGTTGCTCATGTTCTCACCTTCCAAATTGTCTGAACGTAGCCTGCGGATGCCTTGCGTTTGCCTGCTGCTTCAGCGAGGCCCAGCTTTACGAGGCGGGGGATGTACTGCATGGCCGAGTGGCCGCTTCGGAAACTCATGCGATCCACCAGCTCATCTCTGGTGAGGCCAGTGTGCTTGGCCCCTAGTAAGATGGCGTAGACTTGCAGTTCGAGGTGGGTGAGATCTGAGAGCCTGCACGGCTCTAGTTCTACTGTGTCAAATTTGAATGACTTTTGGTCAGCCATGGCTGTTGTTCCTTTGTATTCAGTTGTCATTGGGAAAGGCTGTCAAAAACCCAACTAGCAAAAACTTTTGTGCGGGTTGGGATTTAGCTTCTGCCAGTTAGAAGGGCACATCATCGTAGACTGTGCGAAGTCTTCCGCTATCGCGGTTATACTGGAGCTGGTCAGCTGGACCGACTTCTCCCGTGTGACGGTTTTTCAGCACGACCAGATTACGCCGGCCACTTGTAGGCTCATCAGCATCCACTTCCATGGCGACACACGCATCAGCAAGTTGTGCCAAGGCATGTGATCCACGCAGTTGAGACAGTGAGACCTTAGCGCCACCCTCGTGACCTAAGTCCCCGCCGGGACGCCGTAGGTGAGACACCAGCACTAGAGCCAAGTCTAGCTCAGAGCATAAGACACGAAGGGTGTGCATTATGTGGTCTACCATGACCCTTTCGTTTGAGCCTACGTCACCCGCACCTCCACTAATGAGGATCGATATGTGATCTAAGAACACAACGTCACACTTGAGGCCGTGTTTCATGTAGCGAATGCGGTTGCAGATTACGTCCAGCTCTGTCGATCCAAAGTGATCAAATAGATAGATTGGACCTTTAGCCATCAGACTGTCGAAGCCAGCTTTTATCTCATCGGCTGTGGCTGCATCAGCATCAACGGTAATGTTCTTCTCAATGTGGATGCCAGCAAGGCCTTGAGCACTCCGTTTGACGCTCTCTTCGAGCATAAGCATACCCACAGTGAAGCCACTCATGTGGATGTGGTAGGCCATCTCTCTGATCAATGTACTCTTGCCCACACCAGAGCCAGCACAGAGCGTCACAACGCCTGTACGGATACCCTTGAGCATCTCATTGAGCCTTGGGTATGGGTACTGTACGGGGCTCTCTGCGTCTGCCACAGCCACCACCTCACGCAGGTCTCCCATGCTGACGATGCCATCGGGTCTGAAGTCTGCTGCTTGGTGTATTGCACTGATGATTGCTGCCGCATTGCCAGACACCAGACACTCGTTTGCGTCTTTCATTGGTAACACAGCAATCTTGGTCTTACCGATTGGAAGTACCTCAGCACAGGCTTGGGCTGCTGCTTGACCAGCTTCGTCTTGATCGAACATCAGCACGATCTCAGCAAAGTTGTTGAGGTAGTCGATATGCTGCAACAGATGCTTCTTGGCGCTCTGGGCTCCATGGGGCACAGAGACTGTGGCGAACTTGTGGTTCTGTATCTGACTGACGCTCATTGCGTCCAGTTCGCCCTCACAGATGACGATCTTCTTGCCACTGGACCACAGGTGCATCCCAAAGAGGCCCATGCGGTCACTGTTGCCCACCACAGAAAACTGTTTGTCTCTGGT